CCCGTTGGGAAGCGTCTGAACGGACACTACAACGCTCTGGCCGCCCTCGATGTTCACGATGAACTTTTCGTTGATCGACTGATACTGAACCTGTGCATCGGATTGAACATAGCCGAGGCCGGTTTGGCTGGCGGGATTGTTCGAAGTGTCGCAAATTACACTGAAGGGAAGGCTCCCGTCCGTGCTTCCTAGAATACCTTGGTTAAACATGTTCTGCAGAAAGGCGAGCTGCGTCGCGCGAATTTGTTGGAACAGGCCAGAATTGACCAACTGTCCCACAAACTGACCCATTCCGGCAGCAAGGGTTTCGGCAATGTAGTTTGTAAGGCGCGTATAGTTGTCCCCGTTTATGGCGAGGTTTGAGGACGAATTGTGGCCAGCGCGCACCCCCCAGTACGTGCCGCCAGGCTGAGGATTGCTGATAACATCGATGCCGGCCCCGATCAAGACCGAGAGATCGGCCGACGCATATGCGGTCGCCTGACCGGAACCAGGGGTTCCCGATTTCTGACTACCGACGATACTGTAGAGCTGTTTGTTAAGGCTGGATTGTTCCGGAGAAAGGTTCGCCAGACGTCCGGCCGTGAAACCCTGCGGCGACACCAATCGAACAACATTGTTGACCTGGTCTGACCACCACAGCCAATCACCAAACATGAGCTTGGCCGCATAGCTGTCGAGACCCGCCTGGCCTTTAACGTTGACAGCGTGCTGAATTGTATCGCCCGGTGGCCCGGTCAAAATCATATAGACGCCCTCTTGCAGGCCGAACGCGGCCTGTGTCGTCCACTGAGTTGGATCATCGGCGTCTGCCAGAAGCGCGATGCCGCAGCCCTGACCGGTAAGCGCATACATGCCGGTCCTGGGCAGCACATTCGAGCCGACAAGTTGGCTCGCCGCGACGCCGGTTGCTCCGTCAGATCCGGCGGTGCCTGCTCCTAGCGTGGTGGCAAAGCCGGATGGAGTGGCTATGGCACCACCGCTGCTGGCGATCACAAGCTGAGAGGGACCCCGCTGTGGGCCTTGCCCTTGGTTGACCGCGGTAGCCAGTGCTGTCCAGAAGTCTGCTCCCGTACCTCCAATGTTGTTATAAACTTCGGGCTGAAGACCAGGCAGTACTGCCGTCAGACACCAAGTGTTTACCTGGGAACCCGGGTTCAATGCAAGCACGACCTGGTTTCCCAATGAGCCAGTATACAACGCTGTAAACGTAAATGTCGTGTTGGGAACGGCTACCTGGGCGGCTGTGTCGGTACCGTCGGTGACCCGAACGCACCGGAAGTTTTGTGCGCCCTGCTGTACGGCCGTCGCGACCTGAGTCCCCATGTCGTATTGGCGGGCTACAACAGGGCCGTAGCTACCTGCGTAGTCAGCCATAGTGGCCACAATTGCGGGCTGGCTGACAGGCCCCCACGAGGCGGTGCCGACCACGCCGAGGACATTTGTCGGAACACCGTTCAACACAAGGTTTTGCGGTGGGACAATTTGAACATAGAGATCCGGCACCACCAGTGCGGTGGTGTTAAGGCTGCCCTGCTGAAAGATCGGCATCGGCGTCAGATCCCTTTTCCGGACGCTACAAGGACGCGCACCACTGAGTGTGTCCACTCGCTGCTGAGAACTTGTGCGACACGCGCCGAATCGGTAACGGTGTCACCTCGGGCGAGACCATCAAATGGCTTTACTACGATTAAGTGGATATTCATGAATACTCCGAAGATCAGGCCGTGAAACTGGCCGCGTTCAGTAACAAGTTACCAAACAACATCGCCGGTGGCGACGTGCTGATGATGGTCGGGTACTCAACCTGGTATAGCAGGTCGCGACGATAGAGCAGCGCGTCCTGCGACTGATCGAACACGGTCGTCCCGGCATAGGTCAGCTTTCCCATTGAGCTATCGGCAAGAGCGATAAATATCGACTGTGCGAGCGCTAGGTCTATGGCGATAGCTGTTGCGTCCCGCGACGTCGGTGTCGGACACCAGCAGGAGACGCGAAAGATCTGCTCTTGTCGTCGAATCTCCTGCTGAGCGGAACCGTCCGCGACCACGCGGGCCGTCAAGTCGCCGGCGCCGGGGATAGTTAGCGTGGAGCCCGACAATTGAACGATCGCATTTGCCCGGGCTAGAGTTGCCAAGTTGGCCGCGACTAGGGCCGGGTTGTCGCCGGCTTGAGTACGATAGGCGTAACTTTGGCCACTTTGGCCATTAACGAGAATTCCGGCCACCTGGCCGAGGGCCGCGGATCCCCCGAACGTCACCGAGGTACCCGACACCGACGCGGTTAGAGCCGGTGGGTTCGGGCTGCCGGACCGGATTTGCGTGTATCGCGTTGTGGTGCGCGTGTGGCCAGGCGCGGGAAATACCGTGACGTTAATTCGCCCCGCGGTGAGGTCTGCGTCCAGCGCAGCCGAGTTTGGCCAGCCACGATAGATACGGCAGTCAGGTCCCGGAACGCTTGGTGAGCTGGTGCCATTCGGGTAGAGGGCAGCGGAAGAAAGCGCGACCAGTGCGGTCTCCACATCGGATTCGTCTGCCATCAGGTCGCAGCCTGCTTGACCGAGAGGCGCCAGCCGAGATTCGTCAACTCTGCTGACGAAACAACAGCGTTGCGGCCGAGGTCGTCGGTCATCAGATCGGAGACGAGAAGTACGACACCAGGCTGGGCGGGCAGGAGCACGGTCCAATGCGACACCGATGAATCTCCGGGGAGATCGGCTGACGGGATCCCCGCGAGCGCGGCAGCTCGGACACTGGCCGGCCAGTTCGTCAGCAGAGGCGTGTTCGTTGCGGCAGTGACCCCGCCATAGGTATTCACGCCGCTGGCCGTTGGCGCGGCTGGGCGGGTAAATGATACGATCCGGTCGGCGCGGACACATAGAACTGGCATCAGAGATTGCTGAGCGGCGATGAACCAGGTGCCATTCTTCTGGACGAGGTAGTCTCCAACGCGGGTATAAGCAGAATCGAAGATGCCATTCCAAAGGGGATGATCATAGGTGTTGGGTCGCTCAAACCCTCCATGCACGTTACTAAATGCGGCGTGCAGACGGAGGAAGCGATTGGCGGAACGCAGCGGCTCCAAAACGCTCGAAGGCCGATATGCATCCGTGGGCGCCCCGATAGATCGCGCGGCGACGTTCAAGCCCCAACTGATCCGATCTTGGAGGCGGGATTCGTCCATTTAGACCACCAAGGTAATGCCGCCGTCGGTCAGTGCGGGCCCGGCGGGAATGCCAAGAAAACCGCACAGACGGCGGCACCAGCTGTCAAAAAGGCGGGCGCGATCCCGCGTTTCGTCACGATTGTGGGTCCATACGGCGGCTTGATCCGTGTCCAGATTTTCGCCGGACCGTGGGACAGCAGCTTCCAGACCATGCAATGTGACAAGATACCGCCGCGCAATCCCAGTCTCGGCTTGCGAGAGGTTGTTCATGCGAAATTCCAGCAGGCCGTAGACTTGATAAAATCGCCACGTTTGAAATCCGACGGGCGCCGCGCCATACGCCGGGTAACCGCAATATCGGCGGACATCGGTCTTTTCAGCGTCAGTCAGGGGAATCACAGATAGGATCCATCACCGCGGGTCAGAAGAATAGCGCCACTGCCCGAGGCCAATACGACGGCAGCGTACGTAATCAGGCTGTTGACGGCGAGCATAACACGCCCATTCGGCAGAACCGGCATGTCGGTCGCCGCCGCGGTTACCAATGGGTTCACCGCTGTGACCGATGGGTCCGCGCCGAAGCGGACGTAGGCGATTGCCGCAGTCGTGTTGGTTACCACGACAGAGTCGCCGCCCCCAGCCAGTTGGACGCTGGCCGATGTGGTACCGGCACTGATCAAAACCGTTCCGGTCGGTCGGAAGGCTGTAACGGATCCTATGGCCATCGCTGTTCCACCCCGGCCTTAACCGATATGCTCGACCATCACCGCGCGCTTGAACGCAGCGTTGGTGGCGGTAGGTATGGTGGTCGGGCTGGTGGTGGTGTCGGATGGCGTGCAATAGCCGCCCATCCAATACCATGATTGGGCGATGATCTGCTGCAGTCGGTCTATCGGCTCACGGGTAACCATTGCCACCCCATCCACCATGGCGACGATCGAATCAGCGGGGGCAACGTCCTCGGCCGCCATGCCAGCGAACGCTCCCTCGATCAGGGCGCCCTGGCCGCAAATGATCGGGCGACGGATCAAGAGGCCGGCAAGCGTCGGATGCGACTGAACAAACGCTTCGGTCGTGGGCATAAATCGCAGGCCCAAGAAGTCATTTGTCATACCCTTGCTAAACACTTGATTGGCGGATGTTGCGCCCTGAAACAGTTGCTTGAAATCCGGGTCCGCAAATAGCTGGCGAGATGAAACCGGGTCGAGATAGCAATTATAGGCTCCTCCGATCTCCGGCACCGCATTCAGGCGGAGCTTGGCTACCGCATCGAGCAGATTGGACATCACGAGCGTGTCACCCGCAACCAAGGTAGAGGTGTTGGACCGCTGCGAGGGACGGACAATGACCGACGCGTTCGCTGCTACCACGGGATTTCCGGTTGTTCCATCGCTCACAGAAACATTTCCGGCAAAGGTCAGCACGCCAGAGACACCATTGGGTGCCGTCGACACGTTGGTCGTATCGGCGACCGCGGCGATGAGGGTATAGGCGTCCGCGCCGACGGTAACGGTAAGGAGATTGGAACTGCTGATCGGCTGCTGCATGCCGTTCACGAACCCGTTCTGGAAACCACGGATATCGTCAACCGACACCGCTGGGCCGGCACTTGACAACGTCACGCGCACGCGGGTGTTGCCACCGAAGTAGGAATTGAACAGCGCGTTGCGTGCCAACTCATCCAAGCTGCGGGCCGCCTGCTCGCCGTTTACATAGGCATTCTGCAGGAACTGCGAGGCGATACCTACGCGATTAGTGACCATGTTGAGGTCAGTCGTCGCCGCGTAATGATTGATGGTGATGGCGTACTGCTCCACACCCCAGGTGGTCGGCGTCAGACCGTTATCGAAATTCGTATTCGTGCCGGGAGCCAACGGCGTGGTGACGGTCGGCTTCAGTCCGGCTCGCGTCTTGGTGAGAGTCTCACCGATACCGACCGCAAACTCCTCACGATCCGCGCAGGCGCGATAGCCAAGGCGAGATCGGAGTGCCTGCATAAATTCGCGCTCCAGAAAGCCCTGCTGGATAATCGGCTGCAAAGCCGCTGGAAAATTCTGAATACCCATTCGGAACAACTCCTCGATATATTAGTGTGACAACCAGAACAATCAATCAAGCGTGACCGATGTCTGCCTAACCGCGGTTCTTCACGACTGCCTGACGTGCGACACGATATTCGGCATCAGTCATTTCGGTCGCCAGCTTTTGCCGAGGCGCCTGAGCCGGCGGTGGAACCGCCGTGCTAGACAACGAAGCAGCCGCGAATAGCCATGGCTTGGCTCTCTTGAGTCGCGTCATCAATGCTGGGCCGCCCTCGACCTCGCCGTCCGCGCCCAGCTTCACTTCGGAGAAGTCGACGAGCTTGAGACCGTCGAGATCAACCATGCCCGCTCGAATGGCCTCGGTCTTAAGCTCCGCTCGGACTAGCTGTGCTTCCGTACGCCGCTGCACCTCCGCGAGTTGGCGTTCCAGCAGCTCGGTGCGGGCTCGCAGTTCATCAATCGGATTAGGCTCCGGGTCCTGCGTAGGAGTATCGTCTGACATCAATCGTCTCTGTCCAATTCAAGATCTGCGGCGATTCCGGCCAGTTCGGCTGGCACATCTTCAATGTCATAGGTATCCGCGATCGATTTCACCGCGGACTCTCGACTGATGAGACCCGCAGCCGCAAGGGTTGACAGTGTTTGTGCATCCTTTTGGCGATCATCAGAAGTCGGGGCGTACCAACGCGGCCACTTTAGGGAGAGTCGGGCGGCAGGATCCAAACCCGATACCTGAGTCCCCATCACGTTCAGCGGGTAGAGCTGCGTGGCGCGAAGGATCATCCCGGCTAGCTGAAGCAGCGCACCTTCGCCGTAGCTAATTCGCAGGTTGTCGGCGAGCCAGATAAGCCCCTGGTTCAGCAGCTCCAGGGCACGTCCGGACTGCGCTGCAGTCAAACGATCCGCGCTGGCCCGATTGCCGTGCACACTCTCAAGAGCCATCTCACGCAGCGCACGCACGTAGTCGATCACCGCGGCGGAGGCAGTTCCTCCTATTTCAAGCAACTTGGCATCGCCCTTCTCGCTGACAACGAGCGCGTTGCCAGCACCCTTGACGATTTCTGCGTCGGTCGTCGCGGGTTCCTTGATCAGCAAGGTGGGGTCGCTGCTGTACTTCAATCCGCGGCCGGCCTGACTGAGTTGATAGTCGATCTCGATTTGTGTTTCTATCGCTGCCCGAAATGTGCATGCCCCATCGTTGGGGTCGCCGCTTGCGGAAGGACCTGCTAGGTTGCGGATCCAGACGAGTGGAACGAAACCGAGGCCGTGGCGGACGCTTCGGGAAGGGTCAATCAGTGGCTCGACGGCCTCGCCGACCGGGTAGGGTACGAACCATGTCTCATTCTGCGTATCCCAGGACCTCATGAACCAATAGTCGTCCGTGGTATCGACGACATCGTAGCCATTTGTGGCAAGCGTTTGCCCGGAAACCTTGTATTTCTCGGTTACTCGAACCAGCATGTCGGGCGCTTCGACATCCCAAGCCGGCGTGAGATAAGCGGTGTCGAGGACATCGAGGAACACGCGGCCGCGAAGGAGACGTAGCAGGATGGATACCGAACCGATCGAGCCGCGAACCGCGGCATCTATCATGACCTGGTTGAGACGCGTCTCCTTAACCACATTAGCGAGGAACGCGGTCACTTCTCGGTCCGGGCAGTCGATCGTGGGGAAATGCCCCTCACTGAACAGCAGCGATACGCTGTCTTCGACTACGACGCGACACAGCGCATACCGGACGCTTGGGCGCCGATTGCGCAGGGGAATATATTCTCCGCTGCCGGTGCGCTCCTGATGAAATTGATATGGCAAGACATCATACAATGTGCCATTCAGCACTCGCCGAAGTATATCGAGAGAGCGTGTGCGCGGCGGGTAATCACTATCGCGCGGGATGAAGTCACAAATCGTATCGAACATCGGGTCCCCGCGGCGGGCTGGCCGTAAAAGATCGGATAACTTTTCGAGGCTAACGCGCCAGGTGCGTCGTCTTGAGGCGACGGGCCGCCGCGCCGGACTGAGTTAGCATGGAAAATGCTCGTGACAATGCATCGACCTGATCGTCCTTGCGACCATCGGGAAAATCGCCCAACTCATCCAGAAACGCATGGTTCCATTTGCTCTGCACGATCGCCAGGTTCCGGGCTTCGACTTGCGACGCCATGGGCATCGCGCGCGTCATCTTGGAGCCAGTCTCTCGCGACGCCGTGACGTAATATCCGGCCAGAAGTCCAGAAAAATAAGCCACCTGAGTTTTCCCCGCTTGACCGGGGTCTTCCGGCAAGCCGATCGAAACCGACCGACCATCCCGGTGGGCTGTCGCGACAACCGTCGTCACGACTTCATGCGGGCTGCCGCGCAGTCGAACAATATCTAATACGACATAGCGGCCCGTATGGGCAGCGAAGAGCTTCAACCCGACCGTCCAGTCCGGATCAGTACCGCCACTCGCCGCGGTGGACGCGAGGTCCCAAGCTCGGACAACGCGACCGTTGCCAATTTGGGGTACATCGCTCAGGATGTCGATGCGGTCGCAGCGGAACAGGCCACCTTCGATCGTTCCAGGGGACTGCTGATACATCGAGTACCAAACGCGTTCCCCGACCGACGCGCGCTTGCTGAGTAACCCCGATACGTCCTCCCATTCGGGCCAGATCGGAGCGCCGAGGCCACGACCGACGGGATCATCGCTCTCGGCGAACCCGGCCAACCTGAGGATGCGCCATTCGGCGCGGTCATGTGACTGGAGGCGCCCTCCAATATCGTCTTCGTGCCACCGGGTCATCACCAGCACGACGCGGCCGCCTGGCTTGAGGCGAGTGAGCAGTTCCGATTGGAACCAGCTCCAGAGTTTCTCGCGAAGTCGCGCGTTTGTAACGTCGGCCTGTGATTTGATAGGATCGTCAATCAGCGCGAGATCGGCTCGTCGACCAGTAATCGGTCCGCGAACCCCCGAGACAAAGTATTGGCCGCGGCAGGTCGTTTGCCAGTGCCCTGCGGCACGGCTATCTGGCACCAACTCGTACCCCAGGCGCAGCCGGTGGTCTGCAATTAGATTGCGGGCTTGTCGGCCAAAGTGCTCACCCAGACTTGCCGTGTGCGAGACGGCGATGATCGAACTCCCCGGATGCTGTGTGAACCACCAAGCCGGGTACAGGATCGATGCATAGGTTGACTTTGCTGACCCCGGTGGCATCAGCACGATGAGCCGGGTATTGGCGCCGGTGCTGATTTCCTCAAGTTCGCGAATAAGTGCATGGTGATGCGCCGCTGGTTCTTGATCTACTGGGCCGAGGGCGCACTTCGTCCATTCGGTCAGGCTGTCGCGGATCAGACCCCGCAACGGTGTCTCGTGTGCCACGCCGAGAAGGTCGGGGGACGCACTCGACAT